CGTCGGGCTCATAACCCGAAGGTCATAGGTTCAAATCCTATTTCCGCAACCAAAAAATAACAAAATGGCACCATACAAATTCACAAGCGAACAATAATCTAATCTCCTAAATTATATACTTGAAATACATTTGAATATTCTTTTAAAAGTGCCATTTTTTATGAGTGTCTAATATCACAAACTTTTTGAGTAACCAAAGAATTATCGATTTTTTTGTTAATATCATCAAGCTTTATATAAATCTTTTCTAAATCTTCATTTGTTGTTTTTTCAGACTTTAACTCAACAACTTTTCTATCAATAAAAAGCATCCAAGCGAACATAGGAACTATAATATAATCTAAAATTAAAGTAATTATTTCCATATTAATGCTTTATACAATATTGTAAAGCAATATTTCTTGGACGTGTTTCTACACCACCTACGGAATTGATTGTTAAAGTATGTGAATGGTTTCCACTAGATGAAGTTGGAAAATTTACTAATGAACCGCTAAAAGTAGATGAGCTAGGAAGTGGAGATGCACCAATACTAGAAGTACCTCTATATTCAGAGTTATGCGTGTGTGCACCCGTTGTATTTGTACTTCCCGTATGTGTATGTGATTTAAGTTCATGACCTTGTAAACTTCCAAATTCTCTGTTTAAATCAATCCCACGACCACCGTCAAAACCTCTTACAAACTCACCTCTTAAATCGGGAAGTTTAAATGTGGTTGAACCGTCACCTACTCCAAAAGTCTCACCAATTACAGTAAAAAGATTTGCATAATCTACTCTTGAAATTTCCGCACCGTCACAAACTAAATAACCATTTGGAGCGGTGATACTTGCAAAGATTATAACTGTACCCGTAGGGTTACCGCTATTTTGATTTTGTAAAAGTTGTTGTACTTGTTGTAAATTTGTTGCTTCACTTGGAAGCGTTGCATTAGCAACTTTGAAAGACTTTTCGATTGAACCAGTATGATTGGCTTTATCTTGAAGTAAAAGGTCGTTTTCTTCATTTGTTCGTAAGCTTGAAAGCTTTGCATGTAGTTCAGTTGATAGCTTTTTGAAGTTTACACCGTTGGTTAAATTATCATATGAAAGAGCGTTTAAATTTTCTCTATTGATTGTGATAAAATCTACAATCTCTTGGAATGAATCTAAGTCTAAATTATTTGAATTTAATATGGCTATAACTTCATTTAAAGCGGTTGTATCAGCTTTATTTTGCAAATCGGTGGTAGAAGCCTTTGAAGCTAATAAAGCGTTTACATCTTCTTTTGTGAAGTAGTTTTCAGGGCTTATAACTTTTAATTGGTCGATTTGTTGCTCTGTTAAATCTTCAAATGTTAAAGGGTCACCTTTATCACCTTTTTGTCCTTGAATACCTTGTAAACCCTGCTCTCCTTGAATACCCTGCTCACCTACAAAATCGCCATTGTCTAATTTTGTTTGAATGGTTGTTAAAAGCTCGTTTACACTTGTAACTTTCGTGTCAATTTCTTCAAAGGCTTGTGTTTTTTCATTAGTTAAGGTTTCTAAAGCAGTATCAACAGTTTGATTAACTTCATTAGTGATAGTTTGTGATTGTGTTTGATATTGTTCAATAAGACCGCTTATCTCATCTACGGTTAAAGAAGACATAGAAGAATCAAGGGAAACGAGAAGATTTAAACAATCTCCCAACTCTTTATCAATTTTTTCTAAATCTCCTTGTGTGATTGATTCCGATAATGAAAGTGATTTATATTTTGATACAAGATTACCGATTGTTTCTCGAATATCGTTTAAGATTTCAATTGATGTAGTTGCCATATTTACCCTTTTGATTGTTTTGTTATTTATAAAAACTTTGGGGTAAGGCTTTATAAATAACAAAGGAGCCCATTAAGGCTCGATTGTTTTAAACCGCTGCAAAAGTTTCAGAACGTTTAACTGTAACTCTTAAAGGTTTTGCAGTTGGTAAAAGTGGAAATGGTGTAACCGCTTTTAAATTGTTAGCAATATCATCGACACTAATAGTGTTTTTGAAATGGATAACACCTTTGTAAGGCTTGATTGTTGAAAATTGGTTTTGTTCACCACTTAAAGTGATTGAAATAACTGGATTTGTAGTTGCTACGTTTGTATCAACCCCAGTTAAATTTGAAAGACCTGCAACAACCTCTTTAACTTCATAACCACCCTCTAATTGAGAACAAAATGCTGTTAAATCTGCTTCTTCTCCATAAAATGGAAATGTTGAACTGTTAAGTTTTCCGTTGATTGTAACTTTTTGAGTTACTTGATATGTTTTTGCCATTTAATTTTCCTTTATCTTTGATTTTGGAGTTTAGATTTGGCTTTTTAAACTCGTGATGAAATTATGGAAAAAATGGAAAATAAATTCAATAGGGGTTTTTGAGAGTAAAAAATGCGATTTTATGGGGTGTACAGAGTTTAAAAATCCCTATGGGGTAAAAACCGCTAAAATTTTGTTGCAATTTTTACACTATCGGGCTTTTTATTTTTGATTTGAAGATGTGAAAATACTAAATCATTGAGCATATTATCCGTGAGTGTTTTTTTAATTTTGGGTATTCTAAGACTCACATAAGCCAATTCATTTTTTAATGTTAATGTTTTTGAGTGAATATAATCTTTATCATCTTTTTTGACGGTAATATCTTCATGTATAAACTCTCTAATTTCAGTAATCTCACCATTAATCAAATCTTTAGCGAAATCTCGGACTTTTTGCCAACTATCAGAACTTAGATTGATTGTGTGTGTTTGGCTATTCGTTTTATATTGGACTTGAAATGAACTCAATTCGACCTCCTATGTTTTCGGGCTACGCCCTCAAATTAATTGTCATAAAATGTTACCGAAGCTACATCAATGATATTTTCATCTAAAATCATTAGATTTTTCATTTGTTGAATGATTTGTTCTTTGGTGACTGTGTGCTTAACGTTGTAAAGCTCGAAAGTTTCTGCGTATGTTTTGGATAGTGCAAAAACTGAAACCGTTTTAAACGATGTCGTTTGTTCTACTGTTTGTGGAATATAATTGATATTATAATCCTTTGAGAAAACAACCTCTTTGATGTTTGATATAACTGCAGTTGTTATTGGAGTTAAAAAGCTCAATACGTCCGATTTGGTATTGGCTTCAAGATAGAGTGTATCTGCTCTACCTTGTGTTAGTGTTACATGAAATACTCTACTCATTGTATTTTTGCTCCTGCTTTTTCAAGCAATTTTAACGTGGCAGTTACTTCATTTAAGACAACGCCCTCGGCAGTTCGTGCGAAGCTTGAAAAACTGTTTAATTTTTCATGTAAGACAGACCATGTCGCAGTACCACTTTGTTGTACTTTTGTGTTTGTGGCTTTTTCGTAAATGCGTCTATCCTCTGTGGCGTTCATCCATGTACCCGTCATTGTTTTATGAGTGAAGATTGTGAGGTATTTGTTATCGCCATTTGATTTAAGCTTGATAGCATTTGCAGTTACGTTATCTGCGTAATCGTGTTGGGCTTTTCTAATCATGATTTGATTTTGGCGTTCTTGTGATACCAAAGAAGCCATATTATTTGATGAACTGTTAGCCATTTGTGCAATGAGCTGTCTATCTGAACTTAAAAATCCTGCGGTTGCCTTTACTGCTTCACCTGCTCCTTTACCTACAAAAGGAATACCACTCAAAGCACCAGCGATGATATTTTTAGCTTTTTGTGCTACATACGTACCTTTTAAAAATGCTATTGTGATAGTTGCACCCGTTGCAATTTTAGCAAAAGCGTATTCAGTCACAGACATTATAACAGCGTTCATAATACCAAATTGCAAAGTCATAATTGAACCCTCTAAGGCTTCACGCAAAATACTGTCTTCATTGCCACCAGCGATTTTATTTAGAAGAGGTTCAAATGCTTGTTTGGTATAGTGATACGTGTATCCGCTTACAGCTTCATCAATAAAGTCTTCACTTGTATTGGAAGCGATTTGTGTTACTTTACTGTTAGCCATTTGAATCCCCCCAATTTATCTTTTTAACCTCATCATCGATTTTTTTAATTGTTGACTCATCAAGTTTATGGATATTTACCAATTGTTCAAACAAGTTAATACCCTCGTCATTGATTTCATTATTGGCATTTGTAACAGAGTCCATGACGTTACCCCAATTTACACTATTACCCACTTTTGTTTCTATTGCTTTTTCTGCGTTATGTGTGGCTTGGGCTTCTCGTGGGACGATTTGATTACCTTGACTGTCAACTAAAGTTGGTCGTCCTTGGGCTTTGAAATCTAAATCCTCAATTTGTTTTAAGTTTTTTGAGGTTTGGACATTTCCGTGAGCGTTAAACAATTTATTAGAAATATCTTTCAACTGATTCCCCATTCCTAAAATTTGTGTAATAGCACCTATTGCCATAGTGATATTATTACCCATATTTTCAATACTTTGAACACTGCGAGAATTTATCTTATTGCTGTCCTCTAAAGCCTTTGCTATATCGTGAACAGCTTTTGAAACTGTATTAGCATTATTTTTTAATGTTGGCAATAAACCATTTCCAGATGGACTCTCATGAGGACTACTTGGAACAAAGGATGCACCTATAATTGGATTAGAAATTGCTCCCAAGTTGTAAGTAGGACTAACATAACCTTGACCAACTTGGTTAAAATTTCCCCATGTTTGTTGAATATCCTCATTAACTTTTGTAATATCCTCTTGTAAATCTTCAATATTAGCTTTAACAGCTATGGAATAAACTTCCGTTGGAATTTCTCCACTCATAATCACTCCTCTACAATTGTTGTTTTAAGTGCATTGATGTCACTTGCCATTTGTTCCATACTTTCTTGTATAGCTTGTAATGCTGTAACCATATCTTGTAATAACTCTTCACATGTCATTTTTGTTTTCTCCTTTCATTTTTAAGACCAATCAAAACCGATTGATATATCATTACCTTGAATCTTATAAGAGTCAATATAACCACCGCTTTTAAGATTTGCTAATCCCTGCTCTAAATATGGCTTTAATTTATCAAATACATAAGACAATGGACTACGTGCAAAAGATTGGGCTTCATTTAAATAACCCATATATTGTTCCAATCCTATTTGCTTATAAGGCGGTGGGGGAACGTATGGAGTGAATTCATCGGATTGAATCCATTTTTGGAATTCTGCATCATCTTCAACTTTTTGCGGTGATTCCTCATAAGGTACACCCTCTTTTCTATAAAGCTCATTACTGACACATACTTGTAAACAACAGCTAGTTTCTGTTTTAGCGTTGTATATTTCCTCATTTACTTCTTGGATAAAATCATCACCCGTAACATTTCCAAAAACAGAATTTACAAATTTATCAAGTTCATAGGCACTAAAATTTCCAACGGATACGGGAACGTCATAATCAACACCCTCAACAGTTGCGTAAAAGGGTTTATTTAATTCAATAAGGGAACGACACATATCGGCAACAAAAGTTTTAAATTGATTGTTTACATTTTGGATTTCATTATCATAAGCAGCCATTGCATTAAAATGATTAGGAAATGTTGGACTTTCATACTTTTGGTAATATGGTTGTGAGTTCCAAATATTAAACCAATGATTTTTATAATAATTTAATTCTGTAATTGTAAGTGCAAAAGCTTCATCTTGTTGCTTTAAAAATTCAACAAACTCTGTACTTGGTGCGAGATACTCCATATCATCACTAGTTACAGTTTGAAACTCAACTTTTGTTTTATCAAATTGTTTAATTTGTGATTTATGCTTTGAAAAATAAGTACCATTTTGATAACTATCAGAAACCCTACTATCACTAAAACCAAAAGGCTCAAACAAATAAGCCCTATGCTCTTGTGGATTATGCAACTTATAATCTTCAAAGAGTGTTTTAAAGTTTGGAACATCACGCCTTGTGTGTGTTGGATTTCCACCTAAATCTCCCTTAAAATCAACACTTGATTTGATTGTATTAATGTCAGGGTGGTCATAAGAAACACTTGAATACGAGGGATTACCCCCGTATTGGTCATAATAAGAACTCATCTTAACGACCTTGAATTTTTGTCATTTGTGATTGTTTTAGAATTGTTGCGTCAGTTGTTGAGAGTGTGTTATTTGGTTTTTGTGCCAAATATTCTGCCCCACTTTGAACAAGTTCCAAGACTTTATCATCTTTTTTCGAAGATGAATTACTGATATACTCTTTAACTGCTTCAAAAGCTAAAGGTAAAACTAATTGTTTTAAAAGTATTGCGAACATTATTTGATTTCTCCTTTCATAAGATTTGATAGCTCGTAAGCTCTCTTTGGTGTTTGTTTTGCCCAATTTGAGTTAAGCATTTCTTCGGAAGCTGATTTATACATTCCTTTTTCGATATATTCTAAAGTCTTTTTGAATTTTGAAAGACCGTTTAAACCTAATTGAAACGCCATATTAATTAAGACCTCTTGTCTTGTATCATCCAACGTATCATAAAATGGATATTTACACGAAAGTTCATTATGTGTTTGCACAATGTCATCATGTAAAAGATAAAAAGCTTCTTTTTCGGTGATACCCCTATCCTCTAAATTTCGCCCTACTCCAATGGTGAGTTTATTTGCAGGACACGTATAAACTTTTAATTGTAAGCCCTCGTGTCTTACTAACTGATTTGTAATTCTGTCTAAATACATAAATGCTCCTTTAATTTTTTAAGATGATTTTTAACGGTTTTATAATCTCTGTTTATATGCTTTGAGATTGAAAAAGCGTTGATGTTAGTTTTTTTGTTATTGTTGTTTTCGTTTTCTCTTTTAATTGTGAGCTCTGAAATTGCTACTAAAATTTCATGTTGAATTTTTGAAAGTGTTATTTGTAAAATCATTTTAAACTACCTTATTTATTCTTTTTTGAAACGCTTCAAAGGTCAAAAGATTTGACGGTTCATTCTCAACGAGTGCGTATGTTTGTTGAATATTATTGATCAAGTCCTTTTGGTATTCGTAAAATCCGTCTTGGATTATTCCGTTTTGTTCGTAGTAAACTTTGGCGTTTGTCATATAGTCTAAAGCGTTTAAACGAGCTTTATCGACTAAATTTAGACCGCATTTTTCTACCATTTCTTTATTGGCTTGGATTAAAATTTCAGTTAATTCGTGAGAATTAAAATCACCACGTTTAAGCTTAACAAATGTTGACAATGTAGCTTTGTAAGCATTTTTAACATATTCAACTTCGGGCTTTTTAATATCTTTGACTCTTTGTGGTAAATAACCTTGTTTGTCTTGAAAGGTTTGGATTGTATCCCAAAGAAAAGAACTATCAGCACGTTGGAAACGTTTTCTTAAAGTTTCGGGGGTTAAGATTTTAATTTCACCACTTTTTAAATATTTAAAGCCTTGTAATTGTTCTAAAACCTCTTGATTTGATAATTGCTTATGAACAAATCTTGAAGTACAATAACTCCATAAATCAGCGATTGACTTTAAAACGTTATCAAGTGAATCTAAAAGACCGTTTTTACCTAAAAGGTATTTTAAACGCTCTCTACGTAATTGAAACTCAATACGCCATACATTACGGCTTTGCTTAAAGTTTGGATTATACGCCCATGATAAAACTTGGATAAACGCCTTTTCTTTTTTATGTGCAATTTCTGTCGTTTTATTATAGACTCTTAGCATTTCATCACCTTTACCAATTGAATAACCCGTGAATTTATTACCGTAGTAATATTCGTTTGATATATCAGCGTGGTGAATGGTTTTTGACTTTGATAGTGTTTTTGTTCTATGAAAGTCAAATGGAGAAAACTCATACCCTTGTATGTCTTTGGCTAAATGTATTTCAGATACTTTAATCAAGTAATTATCAAAGAAATTACTGATTAAGTTCTTAACGGATTGGATAGCCTTTTCATATCCAAACCTTAGAAGAAATTCAGCCCTAAATTCGACTTTGATAAGTGGATTTTTATGTGCGTTTGAGTGCTTTAAAAGTCCTATTGAGATATCGCCATTTTGTAAGACTACATTAAAAGAAGATTGAGAAACAGCCATAACACGAAATTTGTTATTAGCGAACTCTACATTTACAAATCTTTTTTGGTTATCATGGTTTTTGATTTCCATTGCGTTTGCTTTATGTTCGATAAACATATCGACTGTTTTATTGTAGTTTTCCATTTCTTCTGATGTAGTATTATAGTTTGGATAGAATTGCAGTTTTAAGGTATCTACAATGTCATTTAAAGTTGTAATAGTAATTTGGTTTTGTCCCATATAGCCCCCCTTGTTAATCCAGCAAGGGGTCAAACCCCAAACTGCTTTTTTTCTTTAGATTTTTGTAAATTTTGTGAAGATTGGTTCAATAAATGAGTTACCAAATTTCTTAACTTCACCGATGTAACCCTCACAATAGTAAGTTTTAAACTCTTCTAAATCTTCAAATTGTTCTAATCTTACTTCTTTTTCAAGTTCTCCACCCATAAATTGAAGTGTTACGTAGTATTTATCGGGATAACAAAGTGCTACACCATTACCGTCAATCTTTTGTTGTTGTGTTTGCTTATCAATAATTGGTGAGCCGTTTTGAACTCTTTTTGCCATACATCTTGCACCCATAGTGCATTTGTTCTCTTCTCTTTGTGCTTGTTTTAATTCAAGCTCTCTGTTAATACGAGCGACCATTTGAGCTTCTAACTCTTCTTGTGTTAGTTGTTTTTTAACAGTTACTTTAGTACCGTTAGTTTCTGAAATTACTACTTCGTTTTTGTCGATTGCCATAATGGCTCCTTTGTTATTTGATTTAAGGTTGTAAAACCTTTATAAAAACCTTTAAATTTGACAAGGATTTTGTAAAAATTTTATAGTGGGATACAACCAAGACTTAAAAAAGTGTTGGTTGTATTTGTACTTGTTTTTGTTGTGGTATTGGATATTTATCGGGTGATTTATAAAAGATGATTTCACCTAATACGAGGAAATGTTTAACTTTTATAAACTGGATATTATCCTCAAAACTTTGAGTATGATTAAACAACCATACTTTAGCTTTTCGATACATTTTTAAACTGTCTTCATAGTATTTATTTGCTTTCCAATAAACATGGATTTTAAAACCGTTTTGAAATGCTTCTTTGGCTTGTAGTTCATCAATTATTTGACAATAAGGGATATAGGGGATATTTGTCGTATTCATGATTTGAGCCTTTAATTATTTTAGGGGTTTGGGATTCAAGTTCTCTTTTAGAATCAAACAACATTCTGATAATGTCTAACGATTCATGGATTGAATATTTCTTTTTTAAAAACTCCTTAAAATTGTTCATTTCATCGGTTGAAGCGAAACGAATCCAATCCGAATTTAATTTATGATTAGAATCACCATAACGGCATGACATTGTTTACTCCTTAATTAAATTTACCTGCAAACTTTTTTCTCTTTTTAGAATTTCCACCTCCATATCTTTTATTCTTATATGTGGAATTTTTAAACTTACGTAATGGCTTTTCATAAGAACCAAAAGCACCAAAAGAAGGCATTAAAGAAATAGCAGACAAACCTGCAATAACAATCATTTTGCTTCTATTATTCATTTATATCCTTTACATTAATATTGAAAGAGTTAAACACTCATAGAAGCCATAATGAAATAATAGGGAGAAGAGAACAAATACTTTAAATCGTAAAAAAAGTATCATTATTTTAAGAGTTCATTATGGCTTGTATGAAAGTTCATAATCAAAGAGCTTGTCAAAGCTTTTAAAGGTTTTCAAAATATCCTTTATCGGTTTAGGTGAGGAGGTGAACTTTTTGGGTTTAGGTAAAGTTTACTTCACTCGTATAGTTTCAATTTATAGGATAGTTACTGCGTATTTATTCAAACAATGCACAAGATAAATAATTAAGTACACATTCTCATTTAGCTAGGTTTGAACTCTTTAAAGCTCAAAGGCTATCAGTCAGCTGTAAACTATCAATTTTAAAAAGCCAAATTACAAGTATAAAGGCTAAAGGGTATCGGGCTACGCCCTCAACCTAGTGGGTATAAGCCTTTTTCAAAGGCTATTCACAAAGTCCATAAGGGTTAATACATCCTAAATCAAGCCCCAATGAATTAAACTCATTTTTTTTGTAAATATCCTCTATTGGAATTGGTTTTCCTTTAGAATAAAAAAAAGTTGCATTTTTAGAATTTGTCGTAACTTTTGAAACTTTATTTTCAAGAGCTTTAACTTTTTGCACAGCTTCAAAAGATAACATTCCTATTTCATTTTTAGAAGAATTTATACAAGGATAACAACCAACGCGAGAACAACCCATTTTATAAAGTGGGTTTAGTTCAATATTATTTTTCTTTGAATAATCATAAACTTCTTGTGTAGTCCAATTAACGATTGGTTGATAAATCGTAACAGCGTTTTCATTAGAATAAAAATTTTTAACCGATTTAGATTTCTTAATATTTTTCAAACTCCTAAAAGATATAAAATTCGCATGTTGCGTAAAATTGGTTTTCCATAACCCCTCACCTTTTCTCTTTTCGCTTTCTTCTTTTCTAACTCCTACAACTGAAATAACTTTAAAACCCAATAACTTAAATTCATTAATTTTATTTAATATTGGGATTATTTTCAATTCATTTGTACAAAACTTATTTACACGATTAGGAAACATTTTTTTAGAAACGCACAAGATTTCCATATCTTTAAATTTTTCAGAACTAACTCTAATCAAATCAAGTTTATAAGTTTTATCCAAATAATCAATATATTTGTAAGTCAATGGATTTTCCCAACCAGTATCTGAAAATATAAATTTGAGTTGATTTCTTGGGTACTTATTTAACATATAGTGCATAGTCACCGTGCTATCTTTACCACCACTCACACTTACTAAATAAAGTTTTTTTCATAAGAAAACCTTTTTTAATTTTTCTATAAAACATTATTAATTTAATGCTTTAATGAAAAATCACTTACTCCCTTTGATATACCACAGTCCTACTTTTCAAAGGTTAGAATTTTTAAGCCCGACATCGTTTGCGTGGTTTCGGGTTGAGTTTTTAAAGAAACAAAGTATAAAATACTTATTGAAACGCTTTTAAAGCACTTCAAGAAATATTTTGAACACCAATAAAATCTAAAAAATCGTTCACACTATCCTTTGATAAATTTGAATTTTTGGTTACATATCTTTGAGTAATTTCAATGCTTGAATGACCCAATGTGTAACTTACTGTTTCGATTGGTACATGACATTGATTAATCAAAACCGTTGCTAAAAGGTGTCTAAAATCGTGAAATCTAAATGGCTTTAAAATCCCTGCTTTTTCTTTTAAACTTAAAAAGTATCTTCTTATATCGGTGTAGGGTTTTTCAGTTTGAGGATTTAAAAATAGGTATTTTTCTAAGTCCATTTGATTATCAAATGATTTATCAAAAAAGGCTTTTAATTCGTTGTATAACAAGCCCGTCATTTTATGAGTATCTGATTTTTTGCTTTTATTTTTTTGGGCAGGGATTTTATACTCTTGATTTAAAAAATCAATTTGATACCATTGCATAGATAAGATTTCACTTCTACGTCTTCCGTGAAGTGCAAATAAAAATATAAGTCTATACACATCATTTTCGATGTTTAAAATGGCTTCAATTAAGATTTTAATTTCATCAAGTTCTAAGAGCATTGAAACTTTGTTATCAAAACTTGGGATTTCGACATATGAAGCGACGTTTTTATCTATGTATTCATTTTTAACGCAATAGTTAAAAAGTGCTTGAAGTAATGCTTTAATATTTTTAGCCGTTTTTGGGCTTAGTTCTTTTACTTCTAAAGCATTGTTTATGACTCTTTGACAATCTTTGTATTTTAGTGATTTGATACTTCTTTGACCAATTAGTGGCTCAATGTGTAATTTGTATCGTGATAGTTTTGTTCTGATTTCTTGGTCACTTTGAGTAGAGCTTGTCATATTCATATACTCTTTAAACATACTGTTAAGAGAGTATTTTGTGTTACCCAATTTGTTTTCAAGAATGTTGTCGATGTCATTTAATTGTCGGTCGATTTTTTCGATTGTATCAGCTTCTAAAAGTTGTTTTAATAGGATTTTTGATTGTTTTAAAGAAGTAGATAGTTTTCTTTTGATTTCTCTTTTATCTTTTCTAAAACGTGCATAATATGTTTTTTCGTTTGTTTTTGCGTGAACGTGAAAAAATAGGTTTGCGGTTTTAGTTGGATAGAGTTTCATACTATTTAACTGCTCTTAATACGTTTTCTAAGTTGATGAGTTTTTGTCTTGTTTCGTATGATAAAGATAAAAGCTCGTCGATTTCATCATCCGTTAAAACATCATCATTGATTGAATTGATGTAACAGTTAGCTAAATTTCCGTTTTTTGCGGAGAGTTGAATTAACATATCTTTGATGTTGTCATTTTCGATTATGTCACCTTCAGCGGACGAACTACATACAAAATTGTATCTTTGACATAAGTAGTCTAAGATAAGTTTTTGGTGTGGTTGGTCGAGGTTATCTAAGATAAGTTCGAGGTCAGTTATTTTAAACGATTTGTTATCATCGTTTGGGTTGAAATATTTTGGTAATTGGTTTTCACTGTATGGTAAAAACTGATTAAAGTACCCACGATTGAAACCAAGAGAGTCACAAAATTTTGTAACGGTGTAGTTTAACAAATTGAGTAATTTTGAATTATTATCGTTTTTTGTGTATGATAATAGGTTAAGCGGGTTTTTTAGTTGCATGTTAAAACCTTGTTTTTACGATTTGATTATGAAAATATACACGAATTGAAATCTTTTGTCAAGAGGTAAATAAACAATATGAAAAGTTTAGATGATGTTATTAATAGATTAAAGCAAACTTTCAATACAAATAAAGATAAAGAAATTGCCGATTTATTGGGAGTAACAAATCAAGCTTTTGCAAATTGGAAGAATAGAAATAAAATCCCATATGAGGAAATAATTTCACTTTGTTTACGTGAAAATATCGATTTGAAATATATAATAAATGGTGAAATTGATGAGGGAAAAATTAAAAAATTGAATTTTAGAGAAGAAAATCACAAAATTATTGAACAAATCAATGACGAAAATCAAGAAATCATTTATCACATTTTACAAAGTGAAAAATTAAAACTCGAAAAACTTTAATCTCAAAATTGCTACAATTAAAATAAAAAGAAATATTATGAAATCACTTATTTTAATCTCACTAACAACTTGCATTTTAAACGCAAATGGACTTGAAAGCTTTTTAGCTAAAGAAGACACAAATCATAAAGAGCAAAAAGAAGAAATCAACTATTATTTAATAAAACATGAAAGAATAGAAATAAAAATAAAAGAAAACAACACACCTCAAGCAAATGAAAAATTTGACCCAAATCCTCAATATGGAGCAGGATATTATCACACCCAAGCAAATGAAACAGTAAACAATTTTAAATCAGAATTTTACAGAAGTAATCAAGAACTAAAAGAAATGAGAAAAGAGAAAGAAAGAAAGAATATAAAAAGATTGGAAAAATTAATATATATAAATTTCAATCTACCCTATAGATATCTTAAACATGGAATAATAGAAAAAATAATCATAACATTTGATATAGATGAAAAAAACAATATTTCAAATATTAAATTTATTCAACCGTCAACTTACGAAGATATCAACAAAGCTTTTGAAGAAGCGATAATCAAATCAAGTCAAGAAATTCCTACACCAATAAAAAAAGAAACTAAAAAACTTTATTATGAGTTTGATATATCAGGATTATTATGTACGAAGACAAAAAAATATTTATACCAAAAATAGGATTAATCTTTTTAGTCATTTTTGGAGTACTATTTTTTCTTTTAATTAGAGAACAAAATACATTACTTAATATCTACAATAATTTCATACTAAACAAAAATACAATGATAATTCTAAGTACAATATGTATTTTATTTTTTATATTATGGAGTTACTGCATACTGTCCGTATTGAAAAATAGTTTTAAAAAAGATAGTGATAAAATAGCTTGGATTATAGCATTAATCATAATCCCACCAACTGCACTATTTTACTTTGATATTAAAGATTTACAAATAGAAAAATAAAGCTATCCTGGTCGCTCACATTTAATATTTTTAAAGCAGCTCAATCACATTTAATTCACCCAATCAATCACACAAAATAACCAAATCAAAAAGTCTTGAAAAGTTCTATTTTCAATAATTAAAAATCAATCAAATATTTTTTAATGTAAAAAGTGCTTTAAAGCTCGATTTTATGGAGTGTTTAAGGTGGGATACTGCTTCCCACTTTGATAGTGAAGTGGTACACAGTTTTTAAAAGAGCTTTGAAGTAATTAAGGGTTTAGAAGATTATTTATAAGTGGGAGCACTATGGCTCATAACCCGAAGGTCATAGGTTCAAATCCTATTTCCGCAACCAAAAAATAACAAAATGGCACCATACAAATTCACAAGCGAACAATAATCTAATCTCCTAAATTATATACTTGAAATACATTTGAATATTCTTTTAAAAGTGCCATTTTATTTTATTTTGATTATAATATCGTTTTTATAAGCAAGGACCATAATGACCCCCCAAGAGATACAACAGTTTAAGCAAACCATTGAAGAGAGCATTTTACCCCATATTATTCATATGAATCAACAACAAATTACCAATATTGTACGAAGTACTCCTAATGTTTCTGATGCTTTTAAGAACATGCTTTTAGAACAACTGTTTATGCTTAAAGAGAGACAAAAAAAGAGTCCTATTAAATAGGACTCTTTTTACTATTCTGTTGCTTTATGAACCGCTTCTTTAGTGGCTTCCCAACCTTTAACGGTTCCTTCTTTTGTTGCTTCCCAATTTTTAGAACTGTCTTCTTTAACTCCTTCTAATGTTTTACTGCATCCTGATAGCAACAATAAACCCAATAAGCTTACAGACAATAAACGGATAAATGATTTCATATTAACTCCTTCGTATAATACATTTATCAATCAAATTGTTAAAATAAGATTGAAGTTCTATGAAACTCATAGCTCTCACAAAAGCTAATAATAAACAAGTTTTTTTCCTTTTAGGATAAAGATACCTACACAT